GGAGGAGTAATGCCAACTATTAACTCTCTGCCGGAGAAGAGCGTCTTCGGCACACAGTTTGACTATGCGGTGTGGGGACCTGGTACTGAGGTCACACTGTGCAATGTTCCCTGGGACTCAATGTATCGTGATGTGTACTGGTGGAATACGCCGGAGCGTGCGATCGACTACATCATGTCTTACAACGACGTGAAGCACCTACCTACTGTGACGATCAAGAACATGACGTACTGTGCTCAGGGGATGCCGGTACGCATCAATATCCCGTTCAGTGAGGCGAACACGTTCAACTACCTGATTGTTCGGAACAATGCGTTCCCCATCCAGCAGAGCAACCGGGCCACCACGTTCTTCTACTTCATCCAGTCGGTCGACTACGTGGCACCCGAGACCACGCAACTGACCGTCATGCTGGACGTGTGGACGACGTACCACCACCTTGTGAAGTTCGGTGACGCTTTCGTCGAGCGATCACACATGTGGGAATGGTTTGATAAGAAACTCAAGTCGAGCAAACTCTCCCGTACCCACAAGTGGCCTTTCTTCGCTCGCAACTATCTCAAGGAGACCGAAGGGTTTTCCCTTGGTGAGAAGCACATGATCTACCGGTCATGGCTTGCGTCGTTGAATGACTCTGCAGGTAAGTTCTCAAACCGGTACGACTTCACCGCGATCATCGTTTCTACGATCAACCTTGAAGGTGATCTTGGGACTACTGGTAACCCTACGGTCTCGGCCGCGTACGGCGCCAACATCCCTTGCGGTGTCGGTAATGACACGGACAATGAGACCAGAGACGGTGGCCGTGTGGTCAGTGGTGCGAACATCTATGCGTGCCCCTTCGACAAGTTGCCCGCCGTGATGCGTGCGCTCAGTAATGCTCCGTGGGCTGCTCAGGGGATCATGGACATCTACTACGTCCCCAAGCCGAACATTAACGTGTCTCCTGCTGCAGGAAAGACAGGTGAGGCTGGGCTGGCGAAGATTAACAAGGTGTACACCAACAAGGCTGTCACGCTGGCCGACCACATTACTCCGCTGGAGCATGTGGATTGGTTCAGGGAGCGCAACAACAACCTGTCTGAGCGTCACTTGGGACTGTTGCACAGGTTCGGGAAATTCTTCACCTCCCCGTACTGCTACTACGAGATTAGTGCGAACAACGGTCACACGATCACACTTTCTCCAGAGATGATGAAGGACATGTTCAACATCGTCATGAAACTGGAATCGCACATTCTTCCACCCTCTCCACGTATTGTCGGATACATCTACGGGTATAACGCCACGTACCAGAGCAAGTTGTGGAAGGGGGATATGGAGTACCTGGACGACGCGATCGTGATCGACAACTTTCCACATACTCCAGTCGTGAACGACCAATCGTCTATCTGGTACGCGTCTCACGCGAACTCGATCGCTCAGTCCCGTTCCGCCGCGTCATGGGGTAGGGACAAGGCATCACGTGCAGCGGATACGTCCTACGACGCCGCGATGCGCGGTATCCGCACGTCGAGTGCCATGAATGAGAACAACATCGGGGCGAACAACCTGCACACGGCAACTGCTAACACTGCGCAGATGGCGCACCAGCAGGTGGCTTCCGCCAACCGTGCCGTATCGGGTATCGGCGGTGCTGTCGGTAGTGCCCTGTCCGGGAACCTCACGGGCGCATTCGGTGGTCTCGGCAACTACTTCATGGGACAGGTGTCCAGCGACATCAATACTGGCATTGACATTAACGCCCGGAACATGAACAACACCATCAATGCCAACTTGATGCGTGCTAACCAAGCGGAGCAGAACTGGCTCAATGGGGCGAATGCCACCGCCAACCGGGACCTTGCCAAGTGGGCCGCTCAGGGTGACTACCAACAGTCGATTGCCGCCATCAATGCCTCCGTCAAGGACGCTGAGGTTACGCCGCCCACTGTTGCGGGTGCTACCGGTGGGGATGCTTTCAACTGGCTCATTAACGGGGCGGTTATTCAGACACGTCTACGTATGGTGTCTCCCGACATCATCCTCAAGCAGGGGATGTTCTGGGAGCGGTACGGGTATGCGGTGAACACCTTCATCCGGCAGCTGCCCGCACGTCTTCGTTGCATGAGCCGCTTCACCTACTGGAAGTGCCAGAACGTCCGCATCACATCTTCTTCTGTCCCACAGGTCTATATTGAGACTCTTCGGGGTATTCTAGAAAAGGGTGTCACCGTCTGGCACTCACCACCGCAGAATCGTGAGACTGTCGACGTTCTCGCGATGGATAACGCACCAATCGATTGGGAGAAGGAGCAGTAATGGGACGACCAGATTTTGTTGGAGAGGCGATCTACGCCCCGTTCCTCAGAGAGATGGTGCGTGATCCTGGGGAGATGCGTGGTGACATTCTCACCCGTATGTATGCGCGCGTCCTGTCTGAGATGTGCATGAACCGCTATCACTGGACGGGGCTGCCGGAGGAGATTGATTCTCGCTACCTGGAGATGACGTTGTTCTCTCAGGGGCTTGCGGTCTTCTACTGGGACTTCGAGTACAACCGGTACTTCGCATTACGTGGCGCTGGTTTCGGCACCCCGAACATGTACAACAACCCTACCGAGTTCATCGTGTACGGGAACACGATGGTGAACAAGACACTGAAAGGTGATGAATGTGTACCAATTTGGAATAACTATCTACGCACTGGTGACACGGATATTATCTCGGTGTATGCCCGTCGGCTGTCTGAGATTGACACCACCACGGAGATCGATCTCATCCACATGCGAGTCCCTGTTCTCCTGACCGCTGACACCAATGAGCGCAAGAGCGTCCTTGACGCCTACAAGCAACTGGCTGAAGGGCGCCCGGCGATCGCTGAGGTTTCATCCTCCACCGGTATAGGGACGCTGGCCGACAAGATCGGCAACCTGTCCACTGGTATTGACAAGGACTACCTGCCTCACGTCATGGACGCCAAGGTCCGCGTGTGGAACGAGGCCCTGACTCTCCTGGGTATCATGAACGTGAACTCCAGCAAGCGTGAGCGCATGGTTGTTGAGGAAGCAAGCGGCTCATCCGGCCAGGTACTCGCAATGCGCGCCGTGAACCTTCAGGCTCGTGAGTACGCGTGCGAGTGGATCAACGCCAAGTATGGGCTGAATGTCGACGTGACGTGGAACCTGGACGACTCGGCCGGGACCACTGACATGCAGGCACTCAATCCGATGTCGCTCGGTAACCCCTTCGCCACTGCCGAGTCCACCAACTCCACTGATCTGGGAGGCCCTAATGAGTAACTACACGGTTGAACTCAGGAAGATCCCTGAGCGTCTTATTGATGAAGCACTGTCCCACTACCCGGTCTTCATGGACGGGTATCGGGAGACGCTGAATAAGAAGATCAAGAAGCACTTCTGGTACAACGAGATCGGGCACGAGACCATCGATATCTTCCTCTTCCAACTGGAAGTGAAGATGAATGAGATCATGCCCTACTACAATCAGTTCTACGAAGCGGAACTGACCAAGCGGGACCCCTACCTGACGATGCGGACAACGTCGAAGAGCACTGGAACCGGCCGGGGAACGTCGTCGGCCGACTCAAGCGAGTCGGGCACGTCCTCCTCGGACACGACGGCGCGCTCCAGGGCCGTCCAGTCGGACACTCCTCAGGTCCGTCTCTCGGGCAACGGCGACTACGCCACCAGTGCGTCTGACTCGACAGCGGAGACGGGTGTCAGGTCGAAGCAGGACTCATCGGGGCGCCAGTCGTCGACGACGTCGAGCGAGTCGTCGGGGACGTCCTCCCAGGAGGGTTTCTCTGGCTCGATGGCGTCACTGATTGAGGCCCACCGTGATGCGATTATCAACATTGATATGATGGTGATCGCACAGTTGGAACCGCTTTTTATGTACGTCTGGACACCACCTGTGAACATGATTGGAGTGAACTACTTTGGGTACTGAGAATGACCCCAGGATTCGCATGATCGACTCGGCCCTGTATCACCTGCAGCCGAGCGTGACACCTTACGCGACACCATTCACCTACAACAACGGCCTGACGGTCATGGAGATTCTTGAGCGAATCCGGACCGCTGTCATTGACGTTATCCGCTACACGAATTCGTTCGGCGAGGACGTCAATAAGATGGTGAAGGCCGTCAATGACGGTGCGGACAAGTGGCAGAAGGACGCACAGAAGACCATCGATGACCTTGTCAAGTATGACAACGACTCAAAGTCGTACCTGGACGCTAAGCGTGCCGAAGCCGACAAGATCATTGCGGACTTCACCGCAACCCTTATCAAGGTGGCGTTCATGCCCAAGGAGGGTGGCGACTACGTCGAGGCTGAGATGAAGGACGGGAGCAAGTTACTCCTCCCTACCAAGCAAAAGGCCGATAAGGTGGACGCCAAGTCGTTGGACTACTACAACGGCATGAACCACCGTCTCCAGACCGAGTACTACACGCGCCTGGAGGCTGATGACAGGTACGTCATTGACAAGAAGATCAACGGCCTCATTATTATTGGCGGGACAAACGCCACCCCTGACAAGAAGTGGGTTACGTGGCTGAAGGATTGGCTGGGCTATGACTTCGCCTACAACTACGCCATGGAGGGTGGGGGTTTCAACTCGAAGAACTCCAACAGTTTCAATACACAGTTGCTTAAGGGGCAGTCCCTCCATCAGGTGCTCCGTAATAAAGTGAAGCATATCTTTGTTCTGGACTGCATCTATGACATCAATGAGCGCTACTCGATCAAGGAAGCACTTCCACAGTTCATTGGTACAGCAAACAGCCTGTTCCCGAACGCTCGGATCAAGATCCTTCCCGCTCTGTTCAACACGTCCCAGATCAACAACGACATCAATAAAGGGCGTTCCGTGTGGGCGCGCATTGCTGAGATGGGCTTCCAGCCCGTGGACGTGTGTGAAGGGTCCATGACGTGGTACCACTCCATGGACTCGAATGAATGGAAGTTCTACAACAAGAACGGTTCATTCGACACGGTGGAACTCTCGGAGAACGGTTACGCGGATGCCGCTCGCCGCTGGTGCACCTGGATGAAAGGTGGTCAGTCCTACCGTCCCCGTGCCTCGGTCAACCTCGGTCCACTGTCTCACGAGTACGTCCACAATGAGTACAACTTCCTGAACTGTACTTTGCGTAACGACATCGTGAACATTCAGGGTACTTTCCGTACCGGCCCTAACAAGCCGCCCGCGGATACGGTGCTCACAGAGTTACCGGGCTGGGCGTTCCCGTACGGGAACACCACGGGGCTCATGTGGGGTGGTGACCGTCAGGTGTACCCGATCTACGTGAAGCCGGACGCCACTCTTGTCACGGGCGCTGAGTTGCCGGAGAACATGACGTTCAACGTGAACTTCACCTACCGACTCTTCTAAAAGGAAACTGATAATGGCGTGGGATGACCAGCACAAGAAAGTTGCGATCAAGGCCATCGGGACCGTCGAGTCCTCGATGCGCTACGACTCGATCAACTACAACGACCCGATCACCGTGGGTATTGCCCAGTGGTACGGGCCGCGTGCGAGTGCCATTATCAAGAAAATGGGTGCCGCTCATCCGACAGAGTTCGCTGGCGTTGAGGGGTCACTGCGTACTGACCTTGCAGCGCATGCTGACAATGATTGGTGGACGGACCGGTGGCTGTCCCGTGCCGAAGGAAACTCTCTCATCCCACTTCTTCGTGCCGGGGCGGCCATCCAGGACACACAGTTGGTGACGGACCTTGAGGCGTACAAGCAGCCCGCCATGAACGTTGGCTGTGACCCCAACAACAACACTGACACGTTCATCTACTTCTGTGTCATGTACCACCAAGGGCCCCGGTACGCGCTGCGCGTCATGAACCGCTGCGGTGGCGGGTCATCCCTGGATGCGGTGCACCATGCCTGCCTGAATGACGGTGTTCTGGGCAAGTACCCGAACCGGTACAACCAAGCCTACTCAATCATCAAGAGCGGGGACACAAGTGGTGTATCCACTCCGGGTGCTCCGGGTAAGCAGAACCCTGGAAACGGTGGTTCCGGTGGCGCCACGAATGGTGGCTCGAATGCTGGTTCCCTGCAGTCCGCGTGGACCGACGGTTCCGGCATGCTGCACCTGAAGACCACATCGGGGTGGGTGACGGGGTACCCGACGCCGAACTCTCGCGTGTGGCTGACGGCGGCGAACAAGGTCTCCAGTGGTGGTAGTGCTCCGACGCCGGGGAACGCCGGTGGTGGGGGTGGTGGCACCCCTGGTGGTGGCGGTACGGGTGCCGATGCGAAGCGTGCTGCTGTGGTGAAGTGGATGACTGACCGCCAGTACAAGTTCGCGTATCTGCAGGCGCCGGGACGGTTGAACCCGGACAGTAGTGGTTTCGGTGACTGTAGTTCCACCTGCTACCGAGCCTATATGGACGTTTGTGGGATCAATCCAGGGACGTGGACGGGTGACATGTACTTCCGGGGCACTCAGGTTGCCCGTGGTTCTGGTATGCCGTCCGCTGCCCAGATTGCGGCTATGAAGGCTGCGGACCTGATTGTCATGTCCTGGGATGACCCGTACCCGAACACGGATCACGTGGAGATGTACATGGGTGACGGTGCGCATACTATTGGACATGGAGGTCCCCGGCGGGGACCACACATTAACTCGATCGGAATGCTTGCTGGCGCCGCGTGGTGGACGGTACGTAGGCACATTAACTAGGAGGATGTCATGGCGGGAATTAGTCACTACTACGACTTCAGCCGGGTTCGCTCATATGGGGCCAGGTACCTAATGGTTGTCGGCTCACGTGGTACCGGTAAGACCTATGGAGCGAAGAAGATCGCCATCTCAAACGCGATCAAGAAAGGTGAGCAATTCATTTATCTGCGTCGCCACCGGGTGGAACAGAAAGGCCGGTTCACGTTCTTCGATGATATCAAGCAGGAATTTCCGGGATATGAATTCGCGGTGCACGGGAACGATGCTGTGATGCGCCTGGAGGGTGACAAGGAGTGGCAGACCATCGGCTATTTCTGCACCCTATCGATCTCTCAGGCCCAGAAATCAGTGGCCTATCCGTTCGTCACCACCGTGATTTTTGATGAATTCATCATTGAAAACCCACAGATCAGGTACCTGGATGATGAAGTACGTGTCTTCAACAACTTCTACCTGACCGTTGACCGGTACAAGGACAAGACTACGGTCTTCATGCTCTCCAACTCAGCGTCCATCATGAACCCCTACATGCTCAAGTGGGGTATCTGGCCCACCAGTGAGTTCGTCAAGGCGGGGGACGGGTTTATCGTCTGCCACTTCGCGGACGACACACAGTTCAGGAACGACGTGGCACGCACGCGCTTCGGTAAGTTCGTCATGGATACGGATGAGGAGTATGCTTCCTATGCAATCGACAATCAGTTCAAGGACAACACTGACGACTTCATAGGCAAAAAGAGTGGTCGGGCCGAGTACTATTGTACGGTCCGGACGAAAAACGGGTGCTTCTCTGTGTGGATGGACCTACCCATGGTCACGGTCCAGGCGTACAGGCCCAAACGTGAGGTTATATACTGTATTGACCATAAGTCCATGCGAGAGGGTGACATCTATGTCAAGACTAATGACCGGATCATGCAGATACTCCGTAACAAGTGGCGGCGGGGGCTGATGATGTTTGACTCACCGAAATCCCGAAACACGTTCACGGAAGTGTTCAAGTGATGCCCCATCTCGAAGCAGGACTAGTCCTTACAATCATCTCGATTATTGGAGCCCTAGCAGGGTTCGCCCGCTGGCTCTACAAACAATTCCGTTCACTCGATGCCCTACTCGACGACTGGCACGGTGAACCCGATCGACCTGGCGTCCCCGGACGGCTGGGTGTCATGGAAAGGCTCGACAACATTGAGAGGAAAGTTAACAGCGCCGCTTTTAATTCTCGCCCTAATCATGGGTCTAGTGCTTTTGATGAGCACACCCGCCTACTGAACCAGATTCTTGAGAGAATGGACAACAAGGATGCTTGACTTCATCACCGCCCCCGTCACCCGCATGTGGGCATACAACATCATGGTTGCCGTCATGGCCGCACTCACCATATGGGGAGTGCTCGACGGCAACAAGGCAGCAGCACTCAACGCCGTAGCCGCCGCACTCTTCGCCGTCGCCTCGGCCAACGTCGACAAGCCCGGCAAGCACGAGAAGGAGAACTGACCAATGGCAACCGCAATCCAGTTGATCGAGACCGCACGTGCAGAGATCGGCTACTCCCGGTGGGACGATGAGGCTGAGGGCACCAAGTACGGGCGCGACTACGCAACACGCCACGGCGCCCAGTTCGGGGAGAGTGGTGTCCCGTTCTGCGACATGGGGATCACCTACTGTCTGCGCAAGATCGGCATCACCGACTTCGACAGTGCCTACGTCCCCGGCCGCGTCAACGACGCCAGAGCGCGCGGCTGGCTGGTACCTGCCGGTGCGGCCCGTATGGGCGACCTTGTCACCTTTGACTGGAACGATGACGGTGTGGATGACCATATCGCCATTGTCGAGTCCACCGATGACACGGGCGTCAACACCATCGAGTTCAACACCAGCGAGTACTCATGGGACGACGGTGGGCTGGTCATGCGCCAGCACCGCCCCTGGGCGCACCTCTACCACTGCATCCGCATCCCCTTCGGCGACTCGGGCGTCTCCAGCCTGGACGACACGGAGAGCGTGCTGGAGGACGTGCAGCGGGCCATCGGCGCCTACCCTGACCACGTGATCGGCCCGGACACCCGCAAGCGTCTCCTGGCCGTCGTCAGCGCCTCTGATTGGGGTGGGAAGACCTTCCCCTTCGGCGTGGAGTACACGCAGGGCGTCGTCGGGACCGTCCAGGACGGTATCTGGGGTGACGACAGCATGGAAGCCCACGACCGCACCGTTGAAGCCATCCAGGAGGCCCTGGGCGTCGACGTCGACGGCGTGTGGGGACCCGTCACACAGGCCAGGTGGCAGTGGATCCACGACCACAGCGAACAGGTGTGATCGCATAGAAAGATGCCCCGGCCGGGGGAGTCCCCACCCCGGCCGGGGCATCCGCCTGTAAGGAGGACACTAGGCGGCACGTCCTAGTATGCCACCGGTATCCACGTCGTCGCAACCCCGGCGGCGAAGAAGGCCAGGCCAGCCAGCAGACCGGCCAGCGCCCCGCCAAGGAACAGCATGCCCATCGCCTCGATGTCCTCAGCCAGCGGTCTCTTCCCGTGTCGCACTTCCATCACTCTCCCTTCCATACATGTCGTGATAGATGGCTTTCATGACCCTAATAATGCCCACGTCGTCAACGCGCACGTTGTGGAGTCGTCTCACATGGCTGATACCCGCTCCCTTGCGCAGGACGGCGCTGTAGTCCCTGGACGTGGAGAGCAACCACTCTCCCGGCTCTAAGACCGTGATGTGGTACTTGACCCCGTACATGAGCACTGTCGCAGATGTTGTTGACATGTAGTAGACGTTCGCGCTGTGGAACGAGATGAAGTTCTGGAGCATTGGACTAATGATCGGCAGCCGCATGCTTACTCCTCAGTTTCTCCTTCAGGAACATGATAGTCCCGATTTCTGTCAGTTGGATGTCGACCTGTTCAAATGAGCACTGCCAAAGATCCTCCTTAATTCGCTTGATGTCGACGAACCGGTTCCCTGAATTAATGCATGCAGTGCCATACTCGGGAAAGAAAATGTGCCACCTGAAATGATAAGCGGTCTTCAGGATTGTCTCGGTAATGGGGATCATAAATACTCCTCCATAGCATTAATCAACTCAGGGCCTCTCAAATAGTGCCAATTCGCCCTCCCAAACTTATACATCACGTTGTTGACTCGAAGGAACTGCACCTCACCTCTCTGTGACCATACACGCACCCAACCATCAAACCGGAGCGAATACTCCCATCCATTTGATTCGATCGCGTGTTGAACGTTATTGCTCATGTACTGCATCGTGTCCTCCCTTACATGACTCAATAATGCACCCCCACC